TATTGGTTTTATTTGATCCATGATTGCAGCACGATCAACAGTTGGACCAGCTGGTAATCCAGGCGTTGCCAAAGCCTGCATGGCTGGGGTAGGTGTGCCTTCTGCACCACCGCCAACCAATGCACGCTGGTACTGGTTTAAGCGCTGCATTTCCTTGAGCTTTTCACCAAGCATCATTTGATTGATAGCGCCTGTCGTGCCTTTCTCATAAGCACCTTGGCCAGCTTGCAGGGCAGAGCCAAGAGCTTGGCCCAGGCCAATGCGCTGTGGGCTGCGGCCACCAGCCTGGAGCAATGCAGCAGCGGCTGCCAATGTGGACTGCAAGCCCAATTGCTCTTTTTGTTTGGCCGTCAGTAGCTTTTCAAGCTCACTATCTGCACTGCCAAACATCGTGCCAAGCAGACCATCCATATTAAATTCAGCCATCTTTTACCCCTTAACCTAACAGGCCAAGCAAAGCGCCAACACCAGCACCAATGCCAGTGCCAACACCTGGCACGATACTTCCCAATTTTGCGCCAGCCAATGCACCGCCAAGAGCGCCAGAAGCCAAATTCTGGCTGTATGGAGTCGTTGCCACCATGCCAAGGTTGGCAGGCTGCGCACCTAGTGATGACTGCACCACACCCAGGCGCTGGAGGCCAATGTTGCGGATGGCATCCATCTGTTGCTGCTCCAGAGCCTGACGCGCACCACCAGCGCCCATGACCGCTTGAGCGCCACCAAGACGCAATGCTTGCTGCTGGGCAGCCAAATTACCAAGCTGGCTTGCACCGCCCAGACGCAATTGCGCACCTTGCAAGCCTGCTTGCTGATTGGCAATGTCGGCTGCTGATCTGCGGCCAATGTCGGCCTGCTGCATGGCCATTGCCTGGTTAAATGCCTGCTCGTTCAAAGTTGTGCCTAAATTGGCAGCCTGCTTGGCAAACCCTTGGTTTGTCAGAGCCTCTGCCACACCTTGGCGTGATCCACCAAACGCACGGGCAGCCGTGGCACGCTCACCAGTCTGCTGAATGGCAGCCTGGCGTGCAGATTCCAAGTCAGCCAATGCGTTCTTACGCACAGACTCGGTATATGGATTCATGTATGAGCCAATTGATCCTAGTCCAGTCATGCCCAAATTGGTCTGTTGCGCTGTGATTTGTGCAGGCTGATAGACACCGCCATAAGCGGCCATCTGGGCTGCCAAGTCTGTGCCAGTAATTCCTGGGCCAGCCAAGGCAGTGTTTACCAAAGCCTCCTCGCCTGCCTGGTACATGGGGTTGTAGCCAGCAAACTGCTGGACTGGCAATGCACCAGCAACACCTTGGGCCTGCTGAAAGTTGGCCAGGAATGCTTCCTTGATCTGAGGATCAATGGAGCTTGTGCTTGTAGTTGTTCCACCTTTTGACATATTGCCACCTTATCCCAATAAAGATTTCATTTTCTTGGCAGGCACTTTGCCTTCATTGATCATGTCCAAAAGTCCACGGCCATACTTATTGACTGCTTCTTTTTTGATCACATATTCGCCCAGATCAAGATTGACAGCACCATCATCTGGACCAGGTGGATTCATGCCAAACATCACGCCACTGTGGACCATTCCACCCTTGGCCAAGCCAGTGCTGCTTGCGTCATATTGTTGTGATGCTGCCGCTGTTGTAGCCGCTTGCTCTGCCGTAGTATTTGCCAAATTAGCCGCAGCAATCTGGTCATACAAAGCTGGGTTGTAGCCACCCATGGCTTGACCACCCACCACGCCTGCATAGGGGTTTGTTAATGGTCGCATCTGACCCATGATTTGAGAGTATGGGGATGCGCCACCAGCAGTCACATTGGGGTTGTATTGAGCGCCAATGGGGATGGACTGGTAATTGGCAAAGTTGGATGCAAAGCCTTGCGTGGCATTGGCGAATGGTGTCGTGCCAGTCACACTGGTTGCACCAGTTGGGCCAAGCAAGCCTGTGCCTGCTCCAGTGGTTGTGCCTGCTCCAGTGGTTGTGCCTGTTCCTGTCGTTGTTCCAGCACGCAATGCAGCCAAACGCGCTGCTTCAGCCGCTTGGGCTGCGGCTGCCACACGCGCTGCTTCAGCGTTGCGTTGCTGCAAAGCCAAAGCCGCTTCGTTTTGCTTGGCCACCAAAGCCGCTTGGGCTTGAGCCGCAGCCGCTTGCTGGGCCGCAGTCAAATTTCCAGCGGCTGTTTGAGCCGCCAAGTTTCTGGCATCAATCAAAGCCTGGCTGGCAGTTGTATCGCGTGCTGTACGGGCAGCCAATTCTGCTTCAGCAGCTGCATCAGCAATCAGCTCGGCCTCAGTCTTGGGGATTGCAGCGGTATACCTAGACTGCACGCTCTGAGTGGTCACGCCAGTGGCACGGGCCACATCTTCTGGGGAGATACCAAGTCGGTCCATCTCAGACCGGAGCATGGCATCTGTTGTGGTAGAGCCAGGTTGTTGGGCAGCAAGTACAGCATTAAAAATTCGCTGGTCGAATTCTTGTTGCGTCATGCCGTTATTCAGCGCCCAATTCAATGCTTCTGAAATTGCCATATTTATCCCCTAAAGTTCCTTTGCCATTACAGACCATTGTGGGCTGTAACCTTCGTCTTTCAAAAATGTCTTTGCCCAGCCTCTTCGGCCTGCCAAAGTCACCCTGGTGCAACCAATTGATTTGCCCCAGGATTCGATCAGTGGTCTCATCCTTGAGAGTTCATCTAGGTCGCCACCAGCCAGAAAATAATGCAAATTCTTGAGCCTGGGATAGACAATGATCTCAGTCAACACCACCGAATCTTTGGCTGGCCACAGCTGCAATCTGTGATCCTCAACCATCTCGGCAATGTCTTCAAAATTATGTGTGCCTCCAGAGTATTCTAAGGCAGCCTCCACATGGTGGCGTAGCCTCTCCAAATGTTCTTGGTCGCTCATCGTTTACCAGACGGCACAGCCTCTAATCTCATCACGCCAATACGCCAGTCAGCCAATGTGTTGCCAGTCACCTTGACATTGACCTGACGGCCAGAAAAACGCACAGAAGTCGGATTGGCTGCCGTGTATGGACCAAATGTAGATTGGCTGCCTGTTGGGTAATTGCGGGTCTTAAATGACACCACCGCCTCACCCAATGTCTGCTCATCTGGGATCACCTGACGCACCGACATGATGTTGTCGCCATTGCCCAATTGGACTGGACCAGACTCGGCATAGACACTGGCAGATCCGTAGTCAAAGCCGACCTCATGCTCGTAGATGTAACCATCACTTGAGACCATCAAGGGATAAGTAAACACACCAGCATCAACACCAGCAAGTCTGGCCATCGTGCCAATGTTCCAATGGTTTTCGCGGTAGTTGAAAGTGACATAACTGTCATTCTCATTGCTGGCTGAACTTGGATAGAACCACCAGATTTCGCCAAACTTACTGACATGGACCGCATAAATCTTACTTGCCTGGGCATAGTTGATATTGTCAAAGATGTAGTCACTCACATCACTTGGCAGTGGCTTGACATAGCCGTCATATATCCAAAATCCAGCTCTGGACATCCAAATGGCAGCAGTGTCAATGGCCGCCACAGCCTGGGCCGAAATGAGACCGCAGCCAGAGCCAGCCTTCTCAAAGCCATAAACAAATGGAGCGCCAACATATTGGGCCGTGTGGACATCCACATCTGTAAACAACAGATTGACACCCTTCACTCGCTTGCCAGCGATCAGTGAGCCTGGTGTGGCCAGGTCATAGTCGCCTGCCAGGTTATCGCCTGCTGGTGTCCAAAGGGTATTGTTTTCCTGGTCGCACCACTGGACTTTTCTTGGGTTTCCACCAGCGCCAAGGGCAAAGATGATGCGCTCTTGAGTGACAAGCACTGCCTTGTTGCCAGTCGGTGCATTGGTGATGGCTGCTGCCAGTGTTGGCGTAGAAAAGCCCAATTGCCACTCATAGAGCTTGCCATCGGTGCTTGAGCATGCGACCAAGTATTCGCCCCATGTGTCCAATGACCATGTGGTGGCGGCAATGGGAGTGCCAGTATCTGGCCTTGCCACGCCATAGGCATAAGTGCCATAAGAGCTGTACCCATAACCCGTCAGCACTGTTGAGCTGGCGTATCCACTGGTAAAGCCGCTTGGCGTGATGTCTTTCAGCGTTCCAGCTTCATTCATCACATAGAGCTTGGAATGCGTACCCGCAGCAATCCATCGATTGGCGCTGTTGTCGCGCCATGTGATGATGCCTCGGCATGATCCCGTCATCTGTGAACTTGACCTGGTGCGCCATCCATTGATGGGACGCAGCGTTCCTTCATACCAGCGCACTAGGTTTGCGTCATACCAACGGCCTGCTGCCTGGTATTCCGTACCATTGCGAAAGACACCTGGGGGCAATTTGAGTGGTATATACATGGCAGTATTAGGTAATGTTTGACACAAAGCTCATTGTGACAATGGCCGATGGAGTGGCTGGCCGTGTGGGGCTTGTTCCAGCAGCATATTGCTCAATGGAGACACCAACATCGCTCACGCGCCACATTATCTCAATATAGTCTGTCGAGTTCAATGTTGCAAAAAAGTTCATGGCCGCAATTGTGTGGCTTGGATCACCCGATGATTTTCTAGGTGGTAATGCAAATCTGCTGTTTGAATTGCTGATATCAGTGCCATTCTTTCTGAACCAAATTTCAGCATCTTGAGTGTCGTTTGTCGTATTTTTTAATTGAATGGAAAACTGACAATTCCAAATACCAGCATCGGCAACAGTGATTCTGCTGGTGCTGGCAATCGTGACACCATTTGAAAAGTCTGTGGTGTTGAATGTGACAGCATAGGCCGTGGTCGTATTAGCAGCCGTCTGGTCTGTTGAGTCCTGGAAAGCCCCATAGGGGTTATTCATAAACCGACCGCCTCTTGGACCAAACAAAGACCCCAGGACACTTGAGAGCTTTTTGAAGTAAATGGTCAAAGAACCATTGTTCTCATTGAAGTGCCTGCGCTCATACACCTCGGTCGGATAACCGAGGGTTGGAGGGCTTGGATTCTCAAGTTGTTGTGTCTGGCTTGGCATGGGTTAATTATGTCAGGACAGACAGTGCATGGTTGATGTGTTTGATCCGGTCTTCCAGGCCAATAAACCCGCCATTGATCTTTTTGGTCATAGTCTTATAGTCCTGGCTGTCTGCATACTGGTTGAGCTTGTGGGTGTCCCAGAACCATCCGGCAGTCAGGGCTGCATACTGGGGTGTGGCCACCAGCTCTGGCTGCATGATCAGGTCCACGCCAAGCGCTTGGCCAGCATGGTGGTAGTTGGCAGAGCCAGTCAATTGAATGCAGCCACGGCCTCGGAATCGATAGCCATCACCACTTGCCTCATCTCGGTTGCCCATTCGGCCAGAGTAAACAGTGTTGGCAATAAGCTTTGGATTCCTGGCACACATCTGGGCCTTGGCAGCGTCAAAGCGCTTGGGCCATAGCTTCATCAGCGCTTCAGCCCGGTAATTCAAGTTCTCTTCCAAGATTTTGAAGTTGCCACACTCATGGCCACATTGGCCGATAAATGCAGCCTGTCTCAGTGGCGTTGAAATGTCAAAGCGCTGGAAAGTTTCATTGAGCGCGTCCACCCATTGTGGGCCAATGTGCAGCTTCTCCAATTGTTCAGCGTTTACCATTTAGCAAATCCCTCGCTTCGTTATATGCGTCAATGCAGGCATTGAGCTGTGCTGTATTCCTATCCCCTTGGGCCACTATTTCTGCGATGGCTTGGAGGGTTTCTCGCTCGGCATCAGAAGCTGGGTCAGGCGCTCTGTCAGGTTGACTTCCTGTTTCTTTGCGATCTGGGGTGGCAGTGGTGGCAGCTGTGGGGGTTTGTGGACAACTTGGGGCGCTGATGCGCACCCGGCCAGCACGAATGGCGCGATCAAGAGCAGACTGCTTTTCATTGATGACATTTGTGGTCTCCTGTAACTTGGCTGCGTTTGCGTTCAATTGTTCGTTGAGTTTTTGTTCTGTGGCCCTGGCCTCTTCATTTTTCTTGGCAATGGCAATCTGCATCTCCTTGTCCCTGTCTTCCCAGCCAAAGTGATAGCCACCTCGGTAAGACCCAAACAAGGCGATGAGGATGGCCAGGCCAATATAGGGTAATGGTATGCCAAACATTATTCTGCCTCCTGTCTGGCCGCAGCCAATTGCACGCGCTCATGGTCATCTTCAAGATGGTCTGGTGGCGTTGTGGGTGGTGGACCAGGTGTCCATGACTCATCAAGCTCTGGGTTGGTCCAGGTCGGCATCGCGCCAAAGGGCTGACTTGGGATGCCGTTGGTGCTTGCATTGAAGCCATGATTGTTGCTATATCCTGGTGATGGATATCCCATTGGCTGGCCATAACCCATCATTGGCTGCGGCATGTACTGGACCATGGGCTGTGGTGGCGGCATTTGTGGCGCTCCAAAAGCCTTAGATGCTGCACCAACAGCTCTTTTTGTCATCACCCCACCAATGCCACCCACAATCAGCAAAACAATGTCATTGAGCATTTTGGTGTAAGCCTGGTCAATCGGGGCCATGCTCTTGATGGGCTGAGTGACAAAGGTCACAGAGTACAAAAGCGCCACCACAATGAAGCATAGGATCAGTGTCACAGACACCACCACAAAGCCCCAGATTCGGACTTCAAAAGCCTCTGCGCTTAAAAGCTCACTTTTCTGCTGGTTGCTGGGTGTCATTGACTTTTTTCTCCAGGATTGGTGCGACCAGGTATTCTGGACATTGCTGCGTGAATAAGCATTTTGGCTTTTGGCACTCTGCTGCATGGAAATAATCAGGATTCTGGCACTTGTATCTGTACCGATCTTCACAGCCAGTTAGCAATAAAAGCAGAAGTAAATATTTCATGCCATCACATCCACAGAATTAGGTTTGATCCACTGCTGCTTTTTGTGGGCCTCTTGGGCTTGCCTGTTCAAAATCTGAAGCTCTTTCAAATTCTGCTGATGGATCACCCGCTGGGCCTCTTTGAGCATATTGGCATTGACCTGGTAAGGCGTGATTTTCATTTTCCAAGACCTACCTTTCCAAGCAGAAGATTCACTATTTTGTCAGATAAATCATTTGGCAAGAACTGCAAAAAGCCAAGAAAATAAAGTGCCACAAGACCATAGACAATGATCTTCAGCGCCAGATCAAATGTCTTTTGGTACTCATTCATCTGCCGCACCTTCTTGTTTGTTGGCAAAAGTCCATCATCTCATTCACGCCAACAACAATCAAAAACAAGACAAAGAACACACCGCCAATGATCATGGCCCACTCTTGCAGTTCTTCTTCTTTGGCCTTGGCGGCTTTCTCAGCCTTTTTCAAAGCACTTAATTCTTTGGCATCAGCCAAGTCCATCTCGGCTTGGCGCGCCTTGATCTTGTTCCAGACATCAATCTTGCCAGTCTGCATGAAGAGCATTTTCAGCTCTTCCTCAAAAGCTCTGGCTTGCTCAAGAGCCATCTCGATCTCAAGGGCCGCGCCCATGTTTGAGCCTTTTTTGCTTGTTTTGGCCTGGAGCATGGCCTTGGTGGCCTGGCTCTTGGCATCAAACATCTTGCCAAGCATTGGGGCAAGAGAGCCAAGATCATTGGCCACTTTGCTGGCCTTCTTGACCATGCTGATGGCGCTTTGCAGGCCGTTTAAGGCCGTTATCGGGTCGATGGGTATCATTTCCTCTTCTCCCACTTCAGACAAATGACCCTGCGATTGTAGACATCACCATGCCATGTCCACCTAGTGCATCGATACTCGGCAGCTGCTGTGGCTGCTAGTAGGGCCAGAGCATAGATCATGGCCAAAACAAAATGACAATAAAAAAAGACCACACAATGGTGGCCGTAAAAAAGGCCGCAGCAATGAGTGCCACGGCCCAGTCTTTCATAGCCCGAATATCTTTTTGACGAATTCGGCAGCCACACCTGGGCCAAGCAATACTGCCAAAATTGCGGCATAAAGCAAATATTCAATTTTGGTCATGCGCCTGTCACCATCTTTTAAGGTGTTGGCAATTGAGTTATATCGCTCTGCACAAATGGCCTCATGCACCGCCAGGCGCTTATCAACATCAGCGTCCATGGCTTACCTTAAATGGTAGGCTCAACCCAATCAGGGTTGTGAGGCCATGTGACAGTGGCGCGTGCATCAGAGACAGTCGCTGGAAAGTCTCTTAGTGTTTGACGATATGTAGCCCACTCAGCTTTCTTTGGAATGGTGCAATCAGAAATTTGTGTCCAATCACAAGCAGCCAACAAAGCATTGCGTGTGGCTCTTAATTGAGCCATTGCAGAATCTTTAGCTGCTTGGATTTCTTCAGCAGTTAGGCTTTCAACTTGAACGATAGAAACAAATGCACCATCGTCATAAGGCGCACATGAAACCAACTTTTGTGTCAGTCGGTCATGGGCTTTAAAGGCATTAACTTTCTTTGCGTTGTTAGCAGTCAAGAATTCATCGCTTGGGCCACTTTGGGGGAACGATGTATTGGCAAACAGTTCACGATAATCGCCAACTGTAATGGGGCTTGTCAAAATAGCAATTTGCATGATAGTTCCTTAGATTGGGCCTGTATTTGAAAATGCCGCAGTAGGCGGTGTGAAGTTGGCGGTGTATCGGGCATATCCTTTGGTGATTCTCATGTCGTCTAGGTATCCTGTAAAAGCATTGCCGCCACCATCTTGACCAATATAAAAAGCAGCATTAACAAAATTGTGTCCTGTTGTTGCGCTTGCTACTTGTGTGCCGTCATAAAACATTCTTGCAGTTGTACCACTTCTGGTTATTGCAATATGCGTCCACGTTCCTGTTGTTGGCATAGTCCCATAGGAAACTAAATCCGTATTGTTAGACGCTCTTAATACAAAATTGCTAGTGTTTTTACCAATCCATAAAGAATTAGTATTTTGTCCACCAATTACACCTGCATAGGTATTTGACCAATTAGTTGGGTTAATCCAGAACTCAACAGTAAAGTCCCCTGTTCCAAATCCAATAGTTAAATTATTTTGTGTCAGTAACCAATCGCCTGTGCCATCAAACGACATAGACCCCGTTCCATACTTCACCACGCTTGTAGAAATCTGTGCATTGCCCACAGTTTCTAAGTCGTTCATCATGGCGTTGTCAAAGATTGCACCATTGGTAAAGTTTAACAACAATGATGTTCCGCTTATCGCAGTTAATGGAGAAGTTGGAGGTGTAAAGTTGCTTGTGTAAACAGCAGTTCCTTTAACAATACGATAATTAGATAAGTACCCTAAATAAAATGCGCCACTACTAAAATTATCACCAATTTTTAACAAGCCATTAGCGTCTTCAGAGTTTGTATTTGATGCACTATAACCAGAAGTTCCATTTACAAAAATCTTAAAAGTTCCAGAAGTTCGAACAAATGCAAGATGAGTCCATGCGTTTGCTGTTACACCAATAGATGATGCTTGAATACCACTTGCATCGTATAAATAAGGTTTACCAGTATTATCAATAAACAAACCATACGGAGATAATGAATCTGCACTACGGATTTCCAACAATGTTTGATATGCTGACAAATTTGCCGTGTAAACCCACATTTCAATTGTAAAGTCTCCAGTTCCAAACTGAAAAGCTGCGTTATTTGTTGGGCCAGTCAAATAATCACTACCATCAAAGTACCCTGACCCACCAATCACGCTTGTGGAATAGGCGGTAGAAGCACCAAATGGGTTGAAGCGTTGGACGCTTGGTGTTCCTGTGACTGTAATTGCGTAGGCATTTGTGCTGTTGTCAATGAATCGATTGCTCTGGCAAGTTAAAAGAGTTGTGCCAGATACTGCTGTCAATGGTGTTGTGCTTGGCGTAAAAGTTCCGCTATACAAAGCACTTGTAACTTCACGCAAGTTTGAAATGTATCCCGTGTAAAAATTTCCAGCAGTTGAATTTCTACCAATGCTTCTTGTTGTTGATGTGAAATCGTCAGAGTAGCTTGCTGATGAACCAGAAGCAACACCATTGATATAAATTTGACAAGTGCCTGATGTTCTAACAACTGCAAAATGATTCCAAGTATTTGCCGTAAAAGCACTTGCTGCACTTGATACTTTTAAACCATTGCCATAAATTTCAATAGTTTGCCCATATTGAAAAATACCAAAACCTGTATTTGTATTAGCAGCAGAACGCCCATCATAAAGTGCGTAATATGTTGCCGATGTGTCTGGCGTATTAAACCAAAATTCAACTGTTACATTTCCTGTACCTAAAGCAGTTGCAGTTGCTAAAGACAACCGAGTAGGGTCACCATTAAAATAATTAGACCAATTAGACCCATAAGGCGAGAAAGAACCTTGGGTTGTATTGCCGTTGCGGGTAATGGTGAAGTTGTTTGTACTGCTGTCTACAAATGTATTGTTCTGTGCGCCATTAGTCCCATCGCCATGTAAGAGCATGGTGACATAGTTAAATTTGTCATCTGGCCCTGCGCCAGAGACTGCTGCTGTTTTCCCTGCTGCAAACATTGTCAGTCCTTATGGTGTGTAGTTCTGGCCGACAGTCGTGCCATACCAGTTTGTACCATCGGCAAAGAATGAATAGATGTCTTGCTTGGATGCTGTGCTGGTCACAGTTGGTGCAGTACCACCAGGCCACTTGACTGTTGACCAAGTGACTGTGCGTGAGCCAGTTCCATCTTGCTTTAAAAGCAAAATGAATGACTTACCAGCCGTTGCAGTTGGCATCGTGATGGTTGCGTTGCCTGTCAAAGTCAATACCTGGAAAGAACCATCAGCCAGGCTGATCGTGTAGGCCGTGGATGTGTTGGCCGTGTTCACTTCTTCGGTGTAGCCGTTTGTGAATGTACCAGCCTCAATGGTCTTGTTTGTCAGTGTCTGGCTGTCAGTAGTTCCCACAATCGTGCCACTTGGCGCTGTCACTGCTGAGAATGCTGAAGTGCCATTGCCCTTCAAGATGCCAGTCAATGTGACTGCACCAGAGCCGCCTTGTGCTACTGACAATGCTGTGGTCAAGCCAGCCAGTGAAGTAATGTCGCTATTTGCACCAGAGGCTGCGGCACTCAATGCTGTACGCGCATTGGCTGCTGTGCCTGCACCCGTGCCACCTTTGCTGACCTTCAAATATGGACCAGCATCGAACAATGCGTCAATGGTGTCTAGGTCGCTGTTGAGCTTTGTTCCCCAGCTGTCAGTGGATGCACCGACTTCTGGTTTGGTCAACAATAGATTCGTGGTGGTTGTATCAGCCATTTTTCACCTCATGCGGCAATTTGCCAGGATTCACTATTATCAGCAATTGGAGACCAATTTTCACTGTTGTCGCTAATTGCATTCCATGTTTCTGATTGGTCAGATATCGGTGTCCAGGTCTCTGAATTTTCAGATATTGGATTCCAGGTTTCTGCCGTGTCACTTTCTGCTTGCCATTTTAGTCTTGCATTGACCGCCATGGAGGACGATGCTGTGAATGCAATTGCACCAGACTGTCTTCTAATGGCATCAATGGCCATAGTGCTGGTGGCCGCAATAGCCAGGCCAGTGCTGCCAATGATGTTTGTGACCACCGACATTGTCGATGTGTCAACGATCAAAGCCTGGCCAATGGCATACCTGACACCGCCCACAGACATCGTGCTTGTGTCGCTGATGCTGGCTTGGCCAATGGCATACCGCACGGCAGCTGTGGCCATGGTGCTGGTGTCACTGATGCTCAATGCTGCTGTTTTTAGCTTATTGGCATCGACAGCCATTGAGCTGGTGCTGGAGATGCTGACCTGGCCATTCAATACTTTATTGGCTTGCACAGCCATTGTGCTGGTGGCCGTAATTGCTATGGCAGCAGAGACATACCTGGTCGCAGCCACCGCCATGGTGGATGTGTCGTAAATCTCAAATTGGGTGTTGGATACAGTTGTGCCAGCCACCGCCATGGTGCTGGTGTCTGTGATGACCACAGATGGCTCAAATGTGCCTCTGGAGTAATTGCCCTTGCCGTAAGAGCCGTACCCGTAGCCTACCCTTGGATCAGAGTATTGACCAGCGCCAAAATTCCCCGATCCATAGGCAGCCATATCAAGCCAATGTGATGCTCAATGAATTTGCTGGAATGCGTAAGACATCACCATCATTGATGGTGCGTGCCGTGGTCAATGGAGACCAGGCCAAGAGATTGCCACCAGTTGAGGCATCAAAGATTCCAGCCCAGCCGATTGACCCCCAATTGCCACCAGAAGCAGCTGCAAACTCGATGGCCGCTGCATTGGTGAATGTCGTGGCCGTGCCAGAACCGGAGATCGTGCCTGTGGCCACTCGGGCATAGGCATTACCAGACACTTCAGTGCCGCCACCCGTATCAGATGGTGCAGCCGTGAAGAGGCCAACATACCAGGCCGTGGGGCGTGTTGCGCTGCCAGATGTGAAGACCCAGGTCAAAACTAGGTTTTCGGTGTAGTCGGTAAAAGATGACATGGTCTAGTCCTTATCCAAAAGTCTTTGCACGGGTGAGCAATGCACCACCAGAAGATGCACCGCGATCATCGGCTGTTTGTAAATCGTTCAAGGCACGCTCATACAGCGTTGCCCATGTCTGAATTCTCGCATCATCTTGCAAGTATGGTGCAGCCTGGAGCAATGATCCATACAGATAAATGTCAGGACTTGAAGATAAAAGCCAATTGCTGGTGTTGCTAGTTGATAACTTTGACAACTTTGCGTAATAGGTCAGCTCAGTCGTGTAATTTGCGTCTGGCGTTGGGACAATGCGAAATTGTCCACCAACCACACCAAAGAATCTGGGCTTGCCACTGGCCGTGTATTCGGCAGCCTTCTGGTCCAAGGCATCAATGCTCAAAAACTCCAATGGAGTCTGTGGATTGGTGCTGGTAAGTTTCAGAGATTTGGTTTCTAAGAAGTCGCTTGGCACAGCGCCATATTGCGCATCAAAAGACGCATTGGCCCTCACAATCATCTGCCTGGTGCGCAGTGTGCGTTCCACTTGCGCCTCGGCCAGAGAGATAAAGTCAGGGATAACAGAAGTCAGGTCTGAGCGATTGAGCCAGTCACCAATGGATGTCTTCAGTTCTGCGTATGTTGTCAGTGCCATTATTGGGCCTCTTTTTCCATTTCCTCTTTCACAATCCAGGTGTGGTCATGGCGAAACTCAAATGTGCCAATGTGGCCAATTTCCTTTGAGACATCATGGTCGATGTAGATTTTGTATCCAAGCTCTTGAGCTTTCTTACAAAAGAAAACATCCTCTCCCATGTAGCCCCGTGTTGTTTGCCACGGCATATCAAACCATGGCTCACTCATGCCCTCAAACACCTCGCGCTTGATCAGCATTATGCCTGTTCCAATGCTTCCCACCTCTTCCAATCCAGTCGATTCTGGCATCGTATAGACGGGCTGGCGCTTGCCATTTTCGTCATAGTTCTGAGCTGTCGGTCCAGTTGGCATTCTGCGCCTGGCGCAGTTGGCAGCCACGATGGGCTTGTCATGGGCCAAGAGTCTGCCGACCATGTCCTGGGGGAATGTCATGTCAGAGTCAATGAAGAGAATGTGGGTGCAGCCCTCTCTCATGGCATCCAGGCAAAGGTCAGCCCTTTGGTTTTGGATGATCGTGCCTTGCATCAATTTCAGACTGATTGCGTCTGTTGTGTTGAGTGTGTGGTACGCGACCATGTTGACCATGCAATATGTGTAGTTGGTGTGTACCTGGTCACGGGCAGGGGTGCAGACAGCAATGTAGTTCATACTTTTCCAGGTCGAGTCCTAAAGAATTGATTTTCTGAATCGTTGAGCCATTTTTTCATGTATTCCTGGTCATCGATCTTGCCTTCGGCCTTCATCTTGTAATAAAGCGCTTCTGGGATGGATGCGACCAAGTGCCATTCGCCTTTCCAGTTGGCTTTCTCGTCCACAGCGTTGTAGATGGCTTTGTTAGCCTCAATGACATCAGTCACATCTTGCTGGGTCTGGATAGTGACTTCATCATTGTCAGTGTTGTAGTGCCAGGTGCGTGTGATGCCCTGCTGGGC